CATTAGCAGCTTATCTTCAACAGCAGGGTACAAGGGAACAAGCGGTAGAAAGTTTAACAACAAAAATTCATGAGGGTGGAATAGGGTTTTCCAGAATAACTGGTCAAGCAGCTGAATCGGTTACGGATTTTATTACTCAATCTGGAGCAGTTTCTAGTTCAGGAAACGACATAGTTGCTCCAGGAGTTTCTAGATTAGTTGGAACCGAAGGCAATGTAGTTTTGTTAGGGCACGCTGAGAATAGCGCAGTTGCTGCAGTATCTTCAAATAATACAATGGCACAACAAGCAGCTAGCGCTGTTAGAAGAGACCAGGAATCCTTAAAGGCTATGAAAGCTATTTCGGAGTTTGCAGGTCAAGGTTTAAGGAATGAAATTTTAGAAGAAGAAAAAAGTTTAAAATTAGGAAAAGTAATTTCAGCAAGACAAAGACAAATTAGAGGCGCATATCAAACATATAAAAAACCAGTAGCCATTGGAGTTGGGGCATTGCTTGCTGCAGGCGTTGGTTACTATAGTTACAAGAAAATTAAAGAAGCAGGTCCATACGATGATGTGATGGATAGGCAGCAAACCGATCCAGCTAGAGCTCCTAGAATGGATATTTTAGGTGGACAAAATCAACCAATATATTCAAGAATACAAGATCCTTTAGCTACAGCTGGAGTAGTAGGTAATTTAGATAGAGCTAAAATAGGACATACAAAAATGGGATCAAATAAATATGATAGCTTATTCGCTGTATAAGGAGAACTTAAATGTTAGGGGTAGGTAGACTTGTAAGAGGAGCTAGAGGAGCTCGGTAGAGGCATTGCTCAAGGCGGAGGTAAAAGAGTAGCAGGTAAAGCTGGAATGGGCATGCTTGTTGGTGGAGCTGCAATAGCTGGTGCAATATCTGGTTCTGGAGAAGTTATGAACGCAGCCTTTGACGTTGCCTTTAATGACCCACAAGCAGATAGAGCTTTTGTTGGAACTGACATAACACCTGGAATGGCTATGGGGATGAGCTATGGACGGACTTGGAGCTGGAGCTGTTAACGCAGCTGCAAGAGCTCCTCTATACGAAAATGCAGCTCAAATTGGTGGAGGATTTATTGGAGGTTTAGCTGGACTAGGGATAGCAGGAGCTGGAGCTGCTGCTGGAGGAGCTGGTTTTGCAGCAAGTGCTGCAATGAAAAGAATGGATCTTGGATTTGGAAGAGGAAGTCTTAGAGGTCCAAATTTATTTCCTAAGCTATCTTATGGTGGGGCAATAGCTGGAGCTGCAGGTGTAGGTTTAGGAATAGCTGGAGCAAGAGCAATGGTATCTGGAATGAAAAGCTATAGCACAAGTCCTTACATAAATACTAGTGGAAATACAGCAGATAGACTTAATGCATCTGGAGACATAGTTCTCGGTGCACACAATTCTAGAAGGGGATACTAATGCCTATTGACCCAATGACCGGTCAAGAACTTCCTTATCCAAGTGGATACGGTTCCAGTGGAGGTGGTCAATTAGCGTCTACTGGAGCAAGAATGGCAGGAGTTCAGTCACCCCTTGCATTTGAAACAATGAACTCATTTCCTTCAATTTCGTCAATAGCATTTTTCAATGCAAGAAGAGGCGCAAATACCATAATGAAAGGTGGGTTTTTAGACACACCTAGAACAACAGGAGCGTTTTTAACTAGAAACGACCAATTACAAAGATTTAGAGGAACTGGTTCAGCTAGAACATTTACTCAGGTAGAAGCTGGTGGAAGATTTGGAAGAGGATCTTTTGTAGGGCCTATAGGCTATAGAAGGAAAAAAGCAGAACAATTAGCAGCTAGACTTCGGCGGAGATTCAGCAATTAAAACTGGTGCTCCGAGAATGAGGGGTTTTTTAAAAAACCATCTCGACCCAAGAGCTGCAACTAGACTTCATTCAGTTGGGGCACTAGTAGGTACGGACACTATTTACTCGCCAATGAGCGGAATGTCATCCATGATGAATGGAATGATAGGAAAAAGAGTTGGTGGAAGATTAGGCATAGATCAATCCGAAACAATGTTTAGCGGAGGATTTATGTCTTACACTAGGGCAGCAAGTCAAATGGATGCCCTAGAAAGTAGAATCGCAAGAAGAACAGCAGCAGGAAAACCGGTAGATAGATTAACGAGAAGATTAACTAGAGCTCAACAATCAGTAACAGATATATCTAGCATTACAAGACCAGGAACAAATGTTTTTAATACATTTGAAACTACTTTAGAAGACTTAAGAAAAGCACAAGTTGGACGTAGAACTACTCCATTATTTCAGGCAGCCGGAGGCAGGGCACCAGGACAATATGCAACATTTGGCGGTGGACCTGGAGTATCTAATGTTCCTGGCAAAAAAGGTTTTCAAAGAATGTACAGAAAACCAGAACAAACATATTTTGAAAGAGGTGGATCTAGAGCATCTAATTTAGCTGGTGATACAAGAGTAAAAATAATAAGAGGTCAAGGTGGTGGCTATAGTGCAGTTCTTCCAAGTGGCGAATCAAGGTTTATAAACGCAGAAATAGGCGCAAGCTTGACCGCTACTGGAACTGGTTATAGTGGAAACGTATTAGCTTCTTCAGCTAGAGGTCAAGTAACTCAAAGAATGTTAGGCTATATGAGAGGCGCTCAAGGATATGGTAGAGCTGGAGGATTAACAGGTCAAGCTTTAACTGGAGCACAAAATGCCGTAGGTGATGCAGTGAAAATGATGTCTAATCTAGAAGCTAAAGGAGTAGGAGTTAGAAGAGCTGAATTTTCAGTTAATACTGCTAGACAAAATCTTATGGCTAATAATGGAAGCGTTTTTGCTTCAATAGACGATGTTATAAAAATGCAAGCAGAATTAGCAAGTTCAGGACGGAAACGCTGGCAAAACTTTGACATCAAAAGCATTTAATGCTAATGCAAGAAACGCAGCAAGAGTAGCTGGTCCAAAAGCTCCAATTACAGCAGTTGGCTCAGATTTATTAAGTATTAACGCACAAGGATTTGCAACAAACACTGCAATGGTTCAAGGAACTGGCGGTAAAAGAATATTAGCAGGCGAACTAAGAGATGCAATATTTGGAAGAGAAGCTGGAAAAGTAGCTGCTAACGAAATGCTTGAAAGAGGCATTATGAAAACCTACGGGGTAAGAGGAACTGCAAAACTTCTTACTGGCGCAGGAGGAAAAGAAGGAATAAAGCTAGCAGCAGGAGCATTTGGTGGTGCTGCTTTAAATGTAGCTAATCCAATAATGACAGCAGCTATGGTTTATGACTTATCTAAAATGGCAGCAACTGCTATAATTGGTGGGTCTGCAAGATTTGCAAAAGACGCAATAAAATCAGCACAAGGACAAATAAATAAACCAGCCTTTGGAATGGGTTATGTAGATAACGAAGTAGCAGCTACTTCTAGAGCAAGAGGAGTTATGGCAATTCAAAATTCAAGACTAAATGCCAGAAGCTCACTTGGCTCAGAGGCATCTATGATGGCAGCAAGGTTTGGATAATATGTCTTTATCATTAAAAGAAAAAACAACAAACTTTAGAAAAAAATTAGAAGAACTTTCAAGAGATGATTTAATAGAAATATTAAGAGCTCAAGATCCTGAAACGGTAAAACAAATTAATCGTATTGAATGGGTTTTTGAAAATAAACTTCAACACTTAAACTGGGCCGATGGAACTCAAGTAGATTCAAGACCATTGACAAATAGGGAATTATCACTATTAGTCGATGAACCATTTGAAGTTGATAATAATCTTTTGAACGCTCGGACTATCTGCAGAACAACAAAGGCAACTTCACATAGCTAAAGACCCATGTATGTGGGCTAGGCATTTCCTTAAAGCTGATACTAGAGTATATCAAACTCTAATGTTAAGAGATCCAGCTTTAAGAAAAGTATTAAGAGCTGGTAGACGTTTAGGTAAAACTTTTACAATGGCGATCTATCTCTTGCATTATAGCTATACGCATAAAGATGGAAGATGTCTAGTTATTGCACCAATGAAATCTCATGTTGAATTAATTTATCAAGAGATGGTTAGGCTTGCAAGTAAAAATGATGTTGTTATGAACTCTATAACAAGAAAAGTTACGTCACCACAATTTATGATTCAATTCTCAAATGGATCAACAATTAGATTCTTTACCTCAGGTATGAGGTCTGGTGGAAAATCAGACGTAGCTCGTGGTCAGGAAGCTCATGTTATTGTTCTCGACGAAATGGACTACATGCATAATGACGACCTAGATGCATTGTACGCTATGTTACAGAAAACCGCTGAAGATCAGCCAGATAAAGTTCTTATTGGCGCATCTACTCCAACTGGAAGAAGAGAAAAATTTTGGGAATGGTGTAGAAATCCTAGATTTAAAGAATTCTGGTTTCCATCATATGCTAATCCTTTTTTCAGTAAAGATCAAGAAGATGAATTTAGAGAACAATATTCCGAAATGGGATATAGGCACGAAATTGAAGCAGACTGGGGAGAAGACTCAGAAGGAGTATACCCAAGAAGATATGTTGACTTAGCTTTTATAGAGCCATCGTGGAATTATGTCCCTGCAATATCTTCAGCAAGAAGTTTTCATGTCATTGGAGTTGACTGGGATAAATATGGAGCAGGAACAAATATAGTCGTCTTAGAAGTTTGTTCTGGTAACTACGAAGAAGAACAGTTTAGAAATAAAATTAAACTTTGTTTTAGAGAAGAAATAGAAAAGTCTGAATATACTTTAACTAAAGCTGTAGCTAGAATAATAGAATTAAATGAAATTCTACAACCAAAACATATTTATGTAGACAGAGGATTCGGTGAAGTACAAGTAGAGCTCCTTAGAAAACACGGAGTAGAAAACCCAAGAAGCGGACTAAAGGAAAAGGTTAAAGGAGTCAGCTTTGCCGAGACTATCGACATTAGAGACCCTTATACAAAGTTGATGGTTAAAAAAGATATTAAACCATTTATGGTTGATAACTTAAGGCAATCTTTGGAAAAAGAACAACTATTAATACCAGCTTCAGATGACGAACTTTATATGCAGCTAATATCTTACGTAGTTGTAAGAACTACTCAAAATGGTAGACCAGTTTTTGAAGCAGCAGGTTCAGCAGCCGACCACGCACACGATGCCCTTCTGCTTGCCTTGCTAGCTATAACTCAAAACTATGGAGAATTTAGTAAGGCAAAATATGCAACGAATACTGAAACTGTATCAAGTACTTTTTTCATGCCTACAGAGCAATTAATTGTTACAGAAAAAGACGAAAAGACAAATAAGACAATAAGTAGAGCAGATAAAATAAATCCAAATCAAGTTAAGTTTGGAATGAGAAAAAAACCAGCATCTAGAATTAAAAGAAATATGTTTTAAGGTAAAATATGTCAAATATACAAAATACAGATATTGGAACAAATGCAGAAAAACTATTTTCTGATTTTGAGTCTTTTGAATCATCAGCTGATATGTATCGTGAAAAAAATGTAAATCTTTCTGCAAGATATTCGCCATATTTATCTCAAGACTATTTTAAAAATACCGTTTCAAACGTAATAGATTTAGATAATGTTATTTCAGAAATAATATCAACAAGAGTGTCGATTAAAAAAGTAATGCAGGAGATAGATATATTTTTATCAAATGTATATATAGATCCACTTACTTCTCCAACCCTAGATTCAGCCCATACTCAAGTTTGGAATGAGGTTGTCAATAAGGCGAATATGGAAATAGGGGATGAAATAGTTCTACCTAAAGAAAACCCACAAAACTATATTTCCTATAGAGAATACACCTATGCAAAAGAACACAGATGTAGAGGATGTAGAACTCTAACTATGGAATATGAGGCATATGTAGGAAAAACTGTAGTTAGCTATTATTACGATATAAAAACATTTTTATCATATTTTATTCATGAACTTCAGTGTATAAACGAATTTATAACAACAGCAATAGGGGATACATATAATGACGAAACAGAAAAAGCAGTTGCAAAAGAACTTTACTTTTGGTCAAAATCGCTCAATGAATATACGAAACTCTTTGCCCAGGAAATCACATCGTTACCACCAAAACTATCAAAGTCCCAAGTGGATTATGTCTCAAAAGTCCAAGCCTCGCAGTTTGAAGCGTTTTTTTCTTTCAAAATAAATTCTTATGAATCTGAGATAAAAAAACTATTAGGATTAGTTAAAAGAGAAATGGTAGATACATGCGAAATGTATTACAGTAATTTCTTAGCGCCAGCTTTAAAAGCTAGATCTATGATAGCTTTTCCTCTAGAAATTGACCTTTTGTCAACAGACATGAAAAATAAAGCTCCAGAGTTAGCTCAAGAAGTTGTGATAGCAGCTTCTTCAATAAATGGAAACCTAGCTTCTTTATTGGCTGATTTAAAACAGAAAAGAATTAATCTTGAAAAAAGAATTATAGGATTTTTAGAAACAGTAAGATTAAAAAGAAAATATATATCTTTCTCTGCTCAATTTCAAAATATATCAGGACTTAAATCTGCACCCATATTTGTCGATGTAGATAGTGACAAATATTCAACTTATTTTGAAGAAGCTATTTCATTTCATGAAAAAAATGAAACACTAAACTCTAGTCATCAATACTTTAATGACTTACTAGAAAATGATCATCCTCAGTATCTCTTAAGGTCTGGCGGAATTATAACTGGCGATATAGAATTAAAAGATGGAGTAAAGATATCTGGAATAGACTTTGCAAATCATAGCCATAGTCCATCCGATGGAAGTAATGCTATAAAAGTTAGCGATATAGATTATCAAACAGACAGAGATAGTGATACAGCTTTAGTTAAATTCTCTAAGTCAAATGAACCAGTTTCTATTGATATAGATTCTTATGTTCAAGACATTTTAGTAGGTGGCGTTCCTGTTATAGACGTATTGTTATCAACTTCAATTAACTCGGATACTGAAGAAAAAGGAAGATATGATATTATAGTTTCCTACATAGAGTTAGAAGGATAGTTCATGTCTTGGTTTCAGTATTTTCCTAGGGATTTTAATTTATCTTCCTCTACAGCAAGCTATATTAAGCCACCACTTAGGCACCCTATTAATATATATTCGATATTTAATTCTATAAGCAAAGACCAGATAATAGCAGTAAATCTTAGTGATCATAACTTTACTAGTGCTTCTAATTTTTTATCAAAGATTACAACATCTGCAGAAAAAGCTGAAGACACAAAACAATATGTAGTTATTCATTACAATTCTGAAACCGATATACATACAGCAGTTAGATCAACAGTAATTGGAAGCTATCTTTATTTTTTGAGCGCAGAAGATCATGAGGCCGGCGAAGATCTAGTTGATCAATATTATTTATATTACGGAAATGACCATCTTAAATATATAGAAGAAGTTACTTATCAATCAAAAAAGAAATATAGACAAATATCAGAAGCAAATTTAGCTTTAATGAAAGCTAATACTTCTTTATATAATACAACTTTATATAACTTAAATATAACGGATATTGAAGACTATTTTTTACAGGTTGATTCAGACGAAGAAGATTCTTCAAAACAAAAGTTTTCTTATTACAACCAAAACACAGACTGGCTTGGATATAAGTCTTCAGCCATTGGAGCAAAGTTAAGTGGATCTTTTAATGGTCCATCTTTAAGAATAAAAGCTTATAAAAAATCAAATGGTGGTAAATTAAAAATTCAAATAATAAAAGAAAAGCAAGATGTTCATATTTTAGGTTTCGACCCAGAGACTGGGCCTATAGAAGAAAAAGAAGAAATATTTTTAGATTGGACAGAAATAGATTTATATTCTCCAAATACTCAAGAAGCTACTATATATGAAACTGATCTATTGGAAAATAGAAAATATTATTTTACAATAGAAATTATAGAACAAGATAATAAATCTTCTTCTGGTAAAGAAGTTCAAATTTCTTCATTTAGCTATCTTAAAACATTTGATTGTATTTTTCTACAAAAAGAATATAATCCAGATTTATCTTTTAAGGAATAAAAATGACAATAATAAAAAAGACTATTCAAGATTTAAAACCAAATAAAAGGTATCTCATAAAAGTAGAAGCCTTTGATAACAACTTGGGTACAGTAGCAGCTGAAAATTCTATTATCATAGAAACCCCATCTGATACTTCCGTTCCAGGTTCTATTGAGATAACTAATTTTAAATTATATAATAATTCTAAATCTTTAATGTTTAAATTTAGCGGACCAAATGATGAAGATCTTAAAGGTTACGAATATCAAGTATATTCTCAAAATAATTTATCAGAAACATATTTAATTCAAAGCCGGAGAAAGTACAAGTAGTGTATTTAGCGTTGTACTTAACGATGTAGCTCAAGCAATTACATCTTCAGCGCCAGTATATGGAAGGGTGAGATCTTTTGATACATCTGGAAACTATGGAAACTGGACAAGTTTAATTGCGTCACAATCAACCCTGATTGATTCTGCAGAAATATTAGAAATTACAGCAAATCTAATTACATCTGGAACAATAACAGGAACTAAAGCTATAGTTTTAGATGGGGTAAATACAGTAATTAAATCAAATAGTTATGTAGCTGGTTCAGCTGGTTGGATAATACGAGGCAACGGAACCGCAGAGTTTGCCAATACTTCAATAAGAGGAACAATTACTGCAAACGCAGTAACTACAACTGGGTTAACTATTTATTCAAATGGCGCAGTAACAACTACGTCAGGAAAGTTTGGAGTTACCGCTGGTGGAGTATTATCTGCTACAGAAGCAAATATTAGCGGAGCTATTACTGCAACTTCTGGAACATTTACAGGAACAGTAAATGCAGCAGGCGGAACAATGACTGGCTATTTAAGGGCCGGAGATGTTTATATTGGAAAAAATGTTTACGATGCTTCAGAACATAACGGTATAGGAATAGACGGATCTTGGAATAATGCTTGGGTAAGAAGAGATACTAACGACACAACTTATTTTAGAGTTGGTTCTAGCAGTACATACATTCAAATGGATACAGGTGGAACTTCAGCTATATCTTTTCCTAATTTTTCAGTAGACTCCAGCGGAAATGCATCTTTCGGAGGTAACCTATCTAGCGTAACTGGAAAAATTTCAGTTGGTGGAATTGAACTTGGCGGTAATATAGTTGCAGCAGGTCACCATGGATTATCTTTGAGTACTACTGACTTTAATAATATATTCTTAAGAAGAGATGATGGAGTGTTGTTTTTTAGGGTTGGAGCTGGAACAAATAACTCAATACAGTGGGATAGTTCCGGTGGAACAATGCAAATATCCGGAAACCTAATAATAGGCGATCAGTACGATCCGGGGTTTCTTAGAGTAGTAATGAATACTGACATTCTAGTAAATAAAATTAAGTTTTATAACAGAAACTATGCTGGATGGTCAGCTTCATTTTATCCATATCTTAATAGAGAATACAATCTAGGAGTAGAAGCTGGTGGAGATGATTATATTTGGAATGACCTTTATTATTCTGGAGCTTTATATGATAGATCTGATTTTAGAGTAAAATATGAAATACAACAATGTTCTTTAGGTTTAGATTTTATAAATAAATTAAATCCAGTTTCATATTATAAGCAAAAATCAAAAGCATTGGTAGATGACAACGGAGAAGTTATAAGAGATGAAAATGATAGCATTCTATGTGACTTAACACAAGGAAAAAGAAGACACTACGGATTAATCGCTCAACAAGTTAAGGAAGCAGTAGAGGAAATGGGAATAGATCCTGATGATTTTGCTCCATGGGCACTTGTTGACAAAGACGATAAAGATTCGACTCAAAAATTAGTATATGATGAATTTATTTCTCCAATTATTAAAGCAATTCAAGAATTATCTGCAAAAGTTGCAACCTTAGAATCTAAGATAGTATAATCGTTGCATGAATGAACAAAATATCGATGTAAATTTAATTTTACAGGCTTTTCAAGAAAGAGTAGCTCAGCTAACTTCTGAATTAGTTCTTAAAGAAGCAACTATAAAGCATTTAAATAATTATATTATTCAAAATTTAGAAAATGTAAAAACAAACGATAAAAAAGAAAAGAAAGAGAAGGATGACTTCTAATGTCAGATAATGAAAATACTCAAGAAAATCAAGAAGCAACTATAACAATTAAAGTTTCTCAACAGAATCTTCAATATAAGAGTGATTTTTCTGAGCCAGAAACTATTTTTTGGCTTGAGTCTGTAAAGAGCCTTATTATGAAGAAGGCTTTCGAGATGGCAGGATTAACAGAATCTACTAAGTAATTTGCCATTTATAGCTACTATATACAAATAACACGATAGTAAAGGCGTAGTAAATGGCTATTAGATCCTACCTTCCTTTTGCTAGAAACTCAGTTTCTTTAGAGGAAAAAAAATTAAAACAAGACGATATTAAAGTCCTAGGCAAGAGTATCAAAATAGCTGCTCTTGCACTAGGCTTTCGTGGTTCGTCGTATTATTACGATACGAGAGCTGCTTTTGAGCCGTCTCCATATGACTTTAATAGAATAACGCAAGCATTTGATACTGATGGTTACGTGCGACAAGCGGTAGCTAAGCATAAAGAACTCTTCTGGAAAGAAGGGTGGGAAATAGTAGGAGAAAATCCTGAAGCTATTTCATACCTGTACAGAAGAATAGACTTTATGGAAATGACTATGAAAAGACCATTTATGGAATTTTTAATAGAGCTTTCAGATCAGCTTATAAAATATTCTAATGTTTTCGTGGTAAAGGCTAGAGCGGATATAGGTTCTTTTTTTCCAGATAAACTCAATCCAATTGCTGGCACTGAACCTATAGCTGGGTATTATTTAATACCAACAGAACAAACTTATATTTTAAGAGATAAACAAAATAGACCAAAAGCATATCAACAAGCTACAGATCCTTTGACTTATTCTCCTAACGATAAAGATCCGGTATGGTCAGCCGAAAGAGTTGTTCATATGTACTTTGACAAAAAGCCAGGTAGAGCTTTTGGTACTCCATTTTTGTCAACTGTTTTAGACGATGTAATTGCACTTAGACAAATGGAAGAAGACATACAAAACTTAGTTCACAGAGAATTGTTTCCTTTATATAAGTACACAATTGGAACAGCAGAACAGCCAGCAGAACCAGAAGAAATTACAAGAGCAGCAGCAGAAATAGAAAATCTTAGAGCTGAAGGTGGATTAATTTTACCGTTTAGACATAGCGTAGATGTTATTGGAGCAAACAATACAGCCCTAGATGCATCAGAGTATTTAAATCATTTTAAGGAAAGAGTAGCAGTAGGCTTAGGAGTCGCTCCTCACCATCTTGGTATGAATATGAACGGCGGAAACAGATCAGTAACTGATAGGCTTGACGTTTCATTGTATGACAGAATAAAACAACTGCAAAAACAATTTGCAGAGATGGTAAGAATACATATATTCAACGAACTTTTGTTTGAAGGTGGATTTGATCCATTAGAAAACCCATTAGACGCTACAGCGTCAGACAGATGTTTCTTAAAGTTTAAAGAAATAGACGTAGATACTCAGGTTAAAAAAGAAAATCATATAATACAAAAATTTGTTAATAATCTAATAACTATAGACGAAGCTAGACTAATGCTCGGCCTAGATACAGATGTTGATGAGGAAAAACTTTTTGCGTATATGCAGGCTCAACTTCAAATGGATATGGCTAAAAATCAAGCTGAATTAACAACAAATACTTCTTCTCCAAAGAGTTCAGACGGAGAGCAGCCAGCAGGTAAAGGTCAAAGAAATCTACCTTCATCAAGAAAAGGTGTAGGAAATTCTAGTAGGCCACAAAATCAAAATGGAAGAAAAAGCTCTCCAAACATTAGAAGATCAGATGATATGTCATGGCTTGTAACTGTTGAAAAACTTCTAGAACCAGAGTATAATTACATAGAAGATAAATAACATTGGAGATTAAATGATCGTTAAAGAAGAAACATTAGAACTCTTAGAGGAAGCTGTTGCAAATGGTCAGTTTCGTTTGGCTGATACTAGATTTTTAGACGTTCTTGCAGAACTACTTGAAGTGGTAGCAGAAATGAAATATAAACTCGACGCAATAGAAGAGTTTTTAACTACAGATGAAGATGAAGATAATTCTGAAAATACAACTGAAGAAGAAAAAGAAGAAACAGTAGTTACTCAAAAAGCTGAAGTGATTGAAGAAATTCAGGTAGTAAATGAAGAAAAGCCAAAGCAAAAATCAAAAGCAAAGCAGACAGAAGAATTAGAAACAAAAGAGTAGTAAGTGTTAATTATAGGTTGCCCAGTATATAAAAGAGATTGGATATTACCTCACTGGTTTAACTGCATACAAAGACAAACTTACGGTTTAAAAAATATTGGTTTTATTTTTGAGCTAGGTGCAGATGATAAGGAAACTTTTGACTTTTTGGTCAATTGGAAAAAGTCTCATCCAGAAGTATCTATTTTTGATATAGAGATTAGAGATGACATAGCTCATCACGCTCATGAAGAAGGAACTAGAAGATGGTCTTTTTCTAAATATGAAAATATGGTTTCTATGAGAAATTCTTTATTAGATAAAGTAAAAAAAATACAACCTGATTTTTATTATAGTTTAGATTCAGATATATTATTGACTAATCCTAATACAATAGAGTTTTTATTAAGTCATATAACCTCAGGGTCTACAGATGCAATTAATACCTTAATGTTTATGACGCCATTTGGAACAGAATACCCCAGCGTTATGTCTTGGCAAGATGCAACATACCAAAAAGCCTATAGAAAAAATGGATATCCACTAGGATCGCTATTTAATGCAGACATAATCATGGCTGGAAAGATGATGTCAAAAGATGTTTATAATAATTCTAGATATAAATTTCATACTCAAGGAGAAGACTTAGGGTGGAGTGCAGACTGCGCAGAAAAAGGATTTAGATTATCTTGTGCATCTTACATATACACCCCCCATATAATGGGTAAAGAAGAGTTAAAAAAATTTTTATCACAAGGTGATGATAGATATGAGGTTATTTTAAAGGAAAATGATATCAATCTACATAAACACCAGGATATATTTGCATAAATGTGTTTAATGATATAAAATATATTACTATTAAATATGGTTTATAAAACGGAGACAATAATGGCTTTTGAGTTTGTAGAAAACTTTACAATAGAGCTTCCTGAGATCAAGGAATCAGACTTTAATTTTTCAGAGTCTTCTGATTTTAAGAATGGTCTTATCATCGAGGTAGCTGCAATCCATGAGCGGACTAACTGGTAATTACAATAATTACTCCGCAATAGAATTAGAAAAAGCTTTAAACTCTTGGGTTAATCCGTATCCCAAGCCAATCATATTAAATCACGATTTAAATACAGAACCCATTGGAAGGGTTATGGCTGCAAAGATGGATAAAGAAGAAGATGGTGCTCCATTTGTTAGATTACAAATCGCCATAACCGACCCAGTTGCAGCTCAAAAAATAATGGATAAAAGATATTTAACTGGATCTGTTGGAGGACGCGCTGGAAAAGCTGTCTGCAGCATAAGCGGAGAAGATTTAGCAGCAGAAGATTCTAACGGAAGGCCCAAAATGCCTAAGTATAGAAGAGGCCAGGTTTATAAGGGTAAACTCGCATTTATAGATATGCAAGACATTTCTTTTAAAGAGTATTCATTTGTTAACCAGCCTGCGGATCAAAGGTCCGGTGTTAGAAGTAAAGCAAAAGCTGATGGTAATTTAAGTGTCTCGGATTCAGACTGGGTAGCAAAGAGTTCTGCTTTTATTTTAAAAATGGACGAAGAAGATATTTACTCAATTTCTGAAAGTGAATCTATTTTTAAAGGAATGAAGAAAAAAGAATCTAGACCAGTATATCTTCAACTTAAGGGTTCATTCCTTACTGCTATGGCCGTAAATGAGAGTGAAAATTACAATATTAAAAATAACCCATTACTATCAACAGAACAAGAATCTAATAATAATGAGGAGAATTCTGAAATGACAATTCTTAAAGAAGAAGAAGACATCTTGGCTGTAGCAAAAGAGCTCAGTGATGATCTATCTTCAATTGCTGCAGATGCTGCAAAGAAAGAAGATTCTACAGAAAGTGCAGAAGTACCATCTGAAGCCGGTGAAGACAAGGTTGAAGATGCTACAGAAGAGGCCGTAGAGGAAAACAAAGAGGAAGAAAATTCCGAAGAAGAGATCTCTACTGATAAAGAGGAAGAGTCGGACGTGCAAGAAAAAGCTGAATCCGATAAGTCCGAAGAGTCAGTTGAAGAGCCTGAGTCAAATCAGGAACAAGAAGTTGAAGAGGAAAACTCATCAGAGCTCAATGACAAAGAAGAAGTCGCTGAGCAAAAAAATGATGAACTTTCCGATAGAATCAAGCTTCTTGAAGAAGAAAACAAAAACCTTAAAGCAGCACTTCACAGAGTGTTAGCAGAAAGAGTTGTAGACGCAAAAATTGCTGCTGGAGTTGAAAATCCAGCAGAAAGAGAAGTGCTTGTTGCAGATCATGTAACAAGAACTCCTTCTTCATTGGCAGATTCGCTGAGAGATTTAGCAAAGATGCCAGTAAAGAAAGTGTCTACAACTGTAGTTCCAGAAATTACAAGTGAAGCAGAAAACGCAAGAGAAGAATTAAATGTAGCTTCTATTGAAGATGTTGATTCAGAAAAGAAAGAATCAGCACCATCTGCAGAGCAACTTTTTGTTGACGCCTTAATGGGTCGTCGTTCGCTTTAATAACATACAAGGAGATAATATAAAATGAGCTTAGCAAAATTCCGCAAGGTATATGCCAAGACAGGAGCAGGCAGGTTCGTAGTTTCTGAGGGCATTGCGCCAGCAGCATACCTACTTCCAAGTGCAGGTCTTCCAACTTGGTATCTCGATTCAGAAGATGATCGTTTTGAAATTGTTCTTACAAAGGGAACAATTCTTTCAGTCGTAGCTGATTCAAATGGCGATGCAAGAGTAGTTCCAGCTAATGGTTCAGGCTCAAGCGTTACATGGGGCGATTCAATGCCTTCGTCATGGGATCCGCTTGATGGTGCAACACCAGCTTACAGCTCTGGTGCAACTGACACAGTTACAGTTGCAGCTAAGTCTGTTCCAGTTGGCGTAGCTCAGTACGATCTTTACCGTCCATTCGACAAGGGCACTTCACAAGGCGCAGGGTTCATTACCCACGGCTACGTAGAGTATCCAATGGTCGACGGACTTAACAATGATGTGACTGTCGGTTCTATGATTAGAGCTGACCACATGGGTCGCCCAGTGGTGTTAACATCAACACTGTGTGGCACAGATCCTTACCTCCAGGTTGGTAAGGTTATTGAGGTAGAAAAGTTTGCAACCAACTTTGATGATGGTCTGCTTTCCTACATGCAATTGCCATCGGATCCTGGTGCACTTAAGACTGTTTTTGAAGTTACAAGAACAGGCACCTATCAGGGCAAGTTGGGCATCCGCTCAAATCTGGATGTAACAAATGTGCTTGGCGCATTCCGTGTCAATCTAACACTGTAATAAATAAAAAAAGAAAATAACACAGGAGGAATAATCCTAAGATGAGTAAATCAATCCAAGAGCTCCTCTCGGGTCTCCCAGCATGGGAAACAGCATTAACTGAGGACGGTTACATCGATGGAGATAACAGAGTAACCATTAAAGAAGCATTTGCATCGCCTGATGCAGCTGCACTCTTTCCTAAAGTCATCTCCCGTACACTAAAGGAAGCAGCTGAACCACAATTATTGGTTACGCCACTTCTTTCAACTGTACGTCTCGGCAAGGGACGCTCTTTGGAGTTCCCAGCAGTTAATGCAATTCAAGCTGCAGAGATCCCAGAAGGACAAGAATATCCAGAACAGGCTCTCGCCTTTGCAAAGCAAGTTGAAGGTAAAGTTTCAAAGAAAGGTGTCAAGTTGGCTTTCACTGAAGAAGTCATCGCAGACTCACTTTGGGACATTGTTGGCCTTCACGTCCGCGCTGCTGGTCGCGCAATGGCTCGCTTAAAAGAGCAAATTGCACTCAGCAGATTTAAGGACGCAGCTACAATCGTTTTCGACAATGATAGCGGTTCATACGACGATACTACCGGTCGTGGAATTGATGGCGTAGCCAACAAGACCATTACATGGGACGACATCGTTGATATGGCAGCCGTTCTCATGGCTGAAAACCATGTACCAACAGACTTCATCTTGCACCCACTAATGTGGTCTATCTTCTTGAAGGATAGCATTTTCCACGCTGGTGGTTCAGCAGCAGCAGTCAATACAAGTTGGGGCTACCGTCCTCAGTCCAAGGAAGGCGCGTTGAATTCAACCGCCCCAATGGGTCTGAATGTGATTGTTTCTCCTTTCGTTAGCTTCACAGCAAAGAGTGGTTCAACAGCAGCTAAGTCAGATCTATTCTTGATCGACCGCAATGAAGTTGGAACACTTCTCGTCAAGGATGACATGAGCACAGATCAGTTCGATGATCCAAGCCGTGACATCCGTCAGATGAAGATGAAGGAGCGCTACGACATCGTAATGCTTGGTGACGGTGAGGGTATCACAGTTGCTAAGAACGTTAGACTACAGCGCAACTACGAGGTCGAGGTTACCAACTCGGTATCTCTCTAATCCTTAGGAAAGTTATAGTTACCTTATCCTAAAAGGGACTGGGGGGTGGTGTAAAAACCACCCCCTTGTTCTTTTATATAGTTTGGTTACTATAAAAACGTACTATGATGACTGGAGATTAATGTGGCCTTAAATCTAATACAAAACGCTGCAGTAGGACTTGGAACGGTATCCGTTAAGTTCGGAAGAACAATAAAAATAACTTCTATTAAAGAAGAAAATATAATTGTTCAAACTACAAGTGCAACTCCAAGTGTTTTAAATAAACCATTTAAAGATATTGATACATTAGCTGATTATAATCAAATATCTAGAACTCTAAAACTTCTTTGGAATGTTCAATTAGCTCCATCGACAGAATATGTCATTAGGTTTGTTAACTTTTACGACGCAGCTAATGAACCAATTCCAGAAGAACAAATAAAATTTACCACACTAGCATCAGGAGCTACTCCAAATACTGGAGACTTTAACTCTGTTAATGAGCCTGAACTAAAAGAAGTTCTTATAGAAGATAAATCAATAAGAACAGACGCATTTACAAGCTATCAGATAATAGCTAAAAATCCCAATTTTTATATTAGTTCAGTAGATCCAATCAATGGAGACTTTTATATAGATAATTCTTACAATAGCGGAAGAATTACCGTTTCGTTTAATGAAAAGCCAGCTTCAAACTTTTTAAATAATAAGTATTTTAAATTACAAAAAAAGAAAATACAAAGACAACCATCAAGATGGGAAAATATTACAGCTGAAATTTCTTCTCATGCATGGAAACCAGAAGTATATGTAGATGTTCCATCTCAAGACTCTACTCCTGCATTCTTTACAGAAGATAAAGAATATTTTCAATCTGGATATAAGTATAGATTAATAATATCCAAGGATATAGGTGTTTAATTTGGCTAATTTTATATATAAAAAAGCAAAACAAGCTATTTTAAATGGACAAATTAATATATCAGCTAATCAATATAAAGTATTATTTTTAAAAAACTCTTTATATACACCTAATCAAAACTTGGACGAATTCGTTTCAGATATTCCATCATCTGCTATAGCAGAAAGATCTTCTAATATACCAAATATAACAAACACGCTTGGCGTTATAGATGGAGATGATATTATCATAGATAACTATAATGGTGGAACATTTGAGGCAATAGCGTTTTATCAAGTAGGATCTTCTGATTCAAATTCAAGATTAATTTTTTATATAGATACATCAGAAGGTTTACCATATGTAGTTACAGCTAACAATACAACAGTTACTATATTATGGAGTAATGAAATTAATAAAATTTTAGCTATTTAATTTAAATTATTTTAGGGAAAAAATGTCAACAAATTATCCAAATTCAATTGATAACTTTACAAATCCAACTTCAACTGATAAGTTAGATTCTGCTACAGTACCGCATCATTTACAACATTCTAATATCAACGATGCAGTAGAAGCAATAGAATCAGAGCTTGGCATAAATCCATCTGGACCATACAGTACTGTAAAGGCGAGGATAGAAGGTCTAGAGTCGGATATTTTAAGTCAATCACTTTTAAATGGTTTATTTGACGTTACTATAAATACAGTGTCTAATGGAGACTTATTGCAGTACAATGGGTCAGCATGGGTTAATTCAGCTAAAGAAAATCTAGTTGACGGAGGAAGCTTCTAAATGGCAAATACTATAAGAATTAAAAGGAGATCTTCAGCAGGTTCTGCTGGTGCTCCATCGTCCTTGGAAAACGCAGAACTTGCGTACAACGAGGCGGACGACACGCTTTATTATGGTAAAGGAACAGGTGGAGCTGGTGGCTCTGCAACTTCAGTAGAAGCAATTGGTCGGATCAGGCTCCTATGTAACAAAAGGAACTAATCAAACTATATCTGGAGATAAAACATTTTCTGGTGTTATAATCGTACCAACTCCAACTGCAAACACTCATGCAACAACAAAAGCTTATGTTGATAGTTCAATAACAACTGTTAATAACACTATAGCAAATATAGCTACATCTTTTAGTGTAGCTGGAGATAGCGGATCTAATCAAACAATAACATCAGGAACAGATACGTTGACTATTTCTGGTGGGACTGGATTATCTTCAGTCGCTGGATCAACAGATACTATAACAATTAATCTTGATAATACTGCCGTAACAGCAGGTTCTTATGGTGCAGCAAACGCAGTTGCAACATTTACAGTTGATGCCCAAGGTCGTCTAACTTCAGCCGGAAGCAGCACTATATCTATAAACGCTGGTCAAATTACTGGATTTACAGAAGATGCACAAGATGCCGCAGCAGCACTATTTACAAATGGCACACATTCAGGAATTGAAGCTACATACGACGATGCAAACTCGAAAGTAAATCTCAACGTTGCAGACTTTACAATTACATTAGCTGGAGACCTTTCAGGTAATGTAACAATTACCGATCTGGCTAATGCAACTTTAACAGCAAGTGTAACTGCAAATTCAGTAGCTTTAGGAACTGATACAACTGGCGACTACGTTGGTTCAATTGCAGCAGGAACAGGAATCTCTGTTTCAAACACAGGAGTTGAAGGTGGTACATTTACAGTAACAAACTCTGGAGTAATAAGTTTAGCTGGAACATCTAATGAAGTTACTGTATCTGCTTCAAATGGATCGGTAACTCTTGGTCTAGCTTCTAACGTTACAATAGCAGATACATTAACGGTAACTGGCGATTTGATCGTACAAGGAAATACGACAACCTTAAATACAGCAACGCTTGTTGTTGAAGATAAAAATATAGTATTAGCCAATGCTGCATCACCAACTGATACTACGGCTGATGGAGCTGGTAT